CATTGGACTAATGGCGCTTTCCGCCATTGGACTAATGGCGCTTTCCGCCATTGGACTAATGGCGCTTTCCGCCATTGGACTAATGGCGCTTTCCGCCATTGGACTATTGCCGGTTTCCGGCATTGGCAATTCGCCCTGGATACCGGCCCCATCGGACGGCTGTGCCGGGTAAATATCCTTCAACAACTTCGTCACCTGTTTCTCATTCAACGCATACCAGGTTTTGCGGTCGGCTGTCACCCAGTACGAAACCAGCGCCTTCTTGTCCAGGCTGCCCCGCGTCCTGGCCGCAATCCTATCCCGCGCGTTTTCAAATTCCCGGCGTGTCATGCCCAATTCCTCTTGCCAGCTATCGCCCGGCCGGTATGCCTTTTGCCGGCAGGGAGCCGAGTATTTGTAAAACGGCCGTCGTCCCATCTTCACCCATCGGTAAATCATTTGCTGTAACAAAATAGTGGCGTTGATGCTGCCGGTGAAGGCATTCCATCGCGGCCGGTAACTGACCACGTCCTGGTCATCGGCGATCAAGTCCAGTAAATCTACGCTGTGTCCATCACTCATAGCGTCTATGTGGCTTCCGATTCAATCTGTTTTCGCCAATCCTCTAAAAATTCGAGGACGGCCGCAAACTTTGCCTGGGGGACGTGTTTGTAGCCGCTGACACCGAAGCGCCGGTAAAGCTCGCTAAAAACGCCCTGGTAGTAATTCTTGCCCGGCTCGTGCTCAGCCAGCAGGCCGGCCAGAGCCTTAACCCGGCCGGCGATTTCGGCCGCCTGTTCGTCGCTGATGAGATGGCCGGGGGCCACACGCTGTTCAACGGCCTTGACACGCCGGCCCAGGTCGCCCACAACCGCCGCCGCCTGGTCCAGCCGGCTTTCCGTTACGGCCGTGCGCTGCTCAATGGCGATCAGCTCATCAGCCATCCGGGCGATGGCCAGCCCCATTTCGCGCACCTGGTGCAGCGCTGCGGATGCGGCAGAAACGGCCGTTTCCGATTGGCCCATGAAGGCATCGGCTGAAATCCGGTAGCATTCGCGCTGGTAGCGGATTAGATTCTGCCTGATTTCATCTTCAAACAGCCAGCCGTTGAGGTAGTCCAGGGGGAGGGCCAGCATATCGCTGGTACGCGGTCGCTTGCTGGACGGATCGATGTCCGTGTGTGTTACGCATACAGACATCGCCACATCAGACAAAACAGGATCGCGGTTAATCCTCTGCTGCTGCCCTGACCAGTTCAAGCCTAGATAGTCGCATAACGGCCGTACAGGGATATAAACGGTTTGACGGCCGTCTGCATCGACTAGGACGGCGGCGATCTCGTCACCGTAAAAATCGACAGTTCGTTGTTCAACGGGAACCAATGTATTATTCATAGTCAGTCCTGTTGTTTGTCATATAATTTATTTGTTCGGCCGGGTGGAATGCGACTCCACCCGGCCGCCGAATTAACGCCCACGATGTTCCGGTCGCGCGCCAATTCCTCAATTCAATCATTCAATCAAAAAGGGGTAATTACACATGAAGCTGAATGAAGCGCTGGAAATGTACCTGCTGTCGCTGGAGGCGCGCCGCCTCAGCGCTGCCCACACCAGCACCGTCCGATGCCGGCTGGCCCGGTTTACTGCCATCTGGGGGGAGAGTGACGTATCGGCCATAGCCGGCGATGACGTTGACGCCCACTTTAGCGACCTGGAAGAAAGCGGCCTGGCTCACGGCACGCTGGCCGGCTACAAATCGAGCCACCGCGCCTTTTGGAACTGGTGCGCATCTCAACAGTTCATCGCCCAAAATCCGGCCGATGCCCTGTTAGTAAAAGACCGCGCTTACGATTACCGCCCGGTTCACTCGCGGGCCGCTCCGGAAAGCGATTTCCAGGCCGTCGTCAACGCCCTGCCTAATTTCGCCGCCCATCGTGACAACAACCCCCGGGATCTGCGCGATGCCGCGCTGGTCAGCCTGGCCATTGACTGCGCCAAACGACGGAAGGAATTGTGGAATCTGCGCCGGCGTGACATCGAACGGGCGCTGGATCGGGGCGAGGCCGTCGCCGGCGGCCGCATGGTTTATCATGCGACCAGTCACGGAAAGACCGGGCAGGTGACGATGGTTTTCTTTGAAGAAACGGCCGTACTACTCCGTCACTGGCTGGCGGCAATGCCGCCGGAATCCAACTGGCTCTGGGTTAATCTGCGTACCGGTCAACGACTTAGGGCCGACGTCTTAAACCTGGCCTTTGGCCGATTGTGCGCCTTCGCCGGCGTCAAAACCTTCCGGTTCCACGCCGTCCGCAAGCGGTCGGTAACGGACATCATCAGGAGTACGGGCGATTGGAAGGTCGGGCAGCTGCTCGCCGGCCACAAAGACCAGCGCACCACGCAGCTGCATTACAACGACGTTGACCAGCAGCGAGTCGATGAAATGGCGGCGCGCCTGGCCGACGTACGGCGCGGGCGGTCGATGACGGACCCGGCCGGCGGTGACGGATTGGCAGCGTCGTTTTTTGGGAAGGTGAACGAAGATTAACCACCCCTGGGCCGGCGGCTTCCCAGGCCGCCAGCCCACAGAGGGGAAGAGGAGCCGGTAGGCTACCGGCTAAAAATTGAATAACGGATAGGTGTCTACTTACATTTTTTTACGTGCTGGCTTTTGCACATGTCCTCTAGCACCACCATCGGCTTTGGAAAGAGCGTCATCCGTTACCCTGAAAACGGCCGTAAGAATTTCACAAAAACCGGCCGGAATCAGCATATAATATTTCGATCTCAGGCTAGTATGGCTGATGATCCAGGTGACACAAACCAGCCTGTCAAGCCGAAGATCGCGGGTTCGATCCCCGTCGCTCCCGAATCGGGCACAAAACGCCCGAAAAATGCCTTTTCAGCTTCATGAGTTGTTAAGGTGCACATCTCTATTTCGCAAGGTTGACGGCCGGCCGAAATAGAAAGATCAGAAAAACCCGCTTGCTATCGGAGCATGGTAGTGAGCGGGTTCGTCGTCATTAATTGGGCGGTTTTACGCCGGTACTCTCTGTGGCTGCTGTGTGTCCGCCCCGGCGTCTTTTAAATATTCATTGACGGCCAATCGGATGAATGCGGAGCGGTTTAGCCCCAATTCAGTCGAGATTGCCTCAACCTCTGCCCACCAATGAGGGTGAGCAGAAATGCCTTTTGATTCATACTCTCTTTCAATTTTGTCCTTCTTAGACATGGATACCTCCGATAGCTTGTTGACAACAACTTTAATACGGTTGTCAACGGTTGTCAAGTGCCAATTTTCTATTTATCAACAAATTCGTAAAAATCAAGGGAGGGAATTATGTTCGGGAAGCGGCTACTCAGATCCGTTCGGGATCGCTATCAAAGTCTTGGCAGCACGCAAAAAACTGCGGCAATTGTTACAGCGCCAATTATCATAACCTGCTGTTGTCTACTTGCTTATACGGCCGTAACGGGAGGGCCGCAAGTTACCGAAACCCCGTCGGCAGACATGCCGCTCGCTCTATCTGAGAATCGATCCGGATCGAGCGCAGAACTAGCCACTTCAACTAGCGAGGCGACGGAAACGGCCGTTCCCACCAACACACCAGCACCAACAGAGACGCCGGCCCCAACCGATACGGCCGTTCCCACTCCCACCAATACGCCATCACCGACGCCGTTACCTACGGACACAGCCACCCCGCCGCCAACAAATACGCCAGAGCCAACCCTGCCACCGCCGCCCTCAGTGAATGACGTAAAAATCACCTACGTGAACTTCAATGGCGACATCAACCCCTCGGAACCCGATGAATACGCCGTTATTACCAATACCGGCGCGGGAACATTCAACCTGAATGGCTGGCGGCTGAACGCAGGCAACCCAGGCCAGGACTTCAATTTCCCAAACATCGACTTGGGGCCGGGGCAGGCTTGCCGCGTCTACACCAATGAGGTGCACCCGGAGAGCTGCGGCGGCGCTTCGTTCGGATCGGGAGGCGCGATCTGGTCAAACGATGGTGACTGCGGTTATCTATTTGACAACACAGGAGCCGAGATATCCCGGTATTGCTACAACTAACTCCCCCCCCCTAACCGCTGAATGAAAGAGACCCCGCAAGGGGTCTTTTTTGTTGCCGGTTGAATATAAATCCCTTTACACTTTGTTGACAACGGTTGACAACGGTTGTCAAATATGGTAAAATCTTAGAGTAAACAGGCAGTAAAAAAGCCCTTCTCGCCTCGAAACCAGAAGGGCCTTAGAAAATAACTTTATAGGAGAAATTTTCATGAATAGCATAAACGAAACCGAAACCACCGTCAAGCAGTTGGCCGAAATCGTCTACAATCGCAGCGCCCGGCGCTACGAATGGACTGATCCGCAATCAGGCGAGATGTTTACCGCCCCATCAGGCGCGCAAAACAAAGCCGACTTGTTCCGGGCCATCGTCGCCATGCTTGACCCCGACCTCTACGCCGCCGCCGAACGCATGATCGCCAACCAGCCCCAATTAGAACGGGTGGTCTGGAAAGGCGTGGAACTGGTCATCAACGAAGCCGTCGAAGTGTACGCCGTACCTCACAACACCGTCCTGGCCATGGTTGACAGCAGCGATGGCTACGGCCGTTACGCAATCGAAAACATTAACGGCCACATTAGCTGCCAGTGTGAGTCGTGGCAGGGCTTGACGGCCCCCTTAACCACTGGCGGCCGGCGCGTCTGCAAACACGTATCCGCGATGTACCTCTGGAACTTCACCCGTGAAGTGAGATTTTAATTCAGTTTATTATCGGGCGGCGGGGTTAGCCGCCGCCCTTAACCCAATAGGAGATTATCATGACGAACCAAAACGGAAACAATGCAGTAGCCAAACCCCTGGTATTCGGCCCGACGAATGACGTACCCGACAAGGCCCCGAAGCCGCAAATGGATTTGACCAATCCGCTCCTGTCCTTTGACGACGTGCTACCCTCGAATTATTTTTCGATGGAAGATTTGCAGATGTGGCTGGAAGAGCGCGACGCCGTCTCCCGCGTCCTGACAGTGACCGGATGCACGGTTGAATACGTGTATGATCCGGAGAAGGGCGAGGAAAGCGGCGACTGGAAACCCTGCCTGGGTTTTGAGGAAACGGCGACGCTGTTGGTGATCAATAAATCGCGCGGGATGCAGCTAAAGAAGTTGACCAGGTCCCCGTTCCTGAAGGACTGGGCGGAGGCCGGGCAAGTGACTTTACGGCCGGGCATCGCCAACGGCAAGGCGCAGATTGTGATCGAATTCGTGATTGAGGACCCGGAAAGCGACATCGACGCCAAAATGGGACCGGCCCGGCAAGTCGTTGACGTGGACGGGCTGAATGACGAGTTGTTTAGCTAGGATTAGTTGATACGGCCGTTCCCGGCAGCGGGGGCGGCCAAAATAACAAGGAGATTATGATGGCAAAGAAAACCAAAAAACAACTTAACGAATTAAAAGCGCAGTGGGAAGCGGATCCGTGTTGGGACATCGAAGAAACCGAGGGATTCGAGGATTTTCACGACGAACTCGCCAAATTCCGCAAGGACACTGAGAACCGGTGGGACTACGAGCGCATCATGCGCATCGACGCCCAGGCGTTTCGGCTGGATTGCAGCTTCAAAACGGCGAAATATACGCTGGCTTTGGAGGATAGGATTGCGCAATTGGAGGCTCAACTAAAAGCCAGGTTCGACCGCTTGGAAGATAAAATCGCACGCGGGGAAACAAAATACGACTGGTAAACAACAAAACGGCCGTTCCTGCCCACTCATCACAGTTTCAGGAACGGCCTCCCATAATGGAGATCATCATGGACAAAAGAATTCTAGCACAAAGCGAACCGCAAGCCCCGGCAACCGTCGTCGAAATCGACCTGGTTTGCGACGGCGGCATCATTTTTTACAATCGGCGTGAAGGCGACCGTCTGGTCATTACCGCCCGGCCCACCAGCCGCAAGCGGGCGCGGCAGATTTACCAGGAAAATGCCGACGAGCCGCAGCAGCGGACCATCGGCACGGTGGATTTCGGCCCGGAATCGGGCAACTGGTCATGGACGGTGCAGGTGGTGGGGCTATGAACGCAGCATCCAAAATGGCAGGATTCCCGATGTCCATGGCTCACCCCGTTCTCGGCTGCCAGGCCACGGCCAGCATCGTGAGCAAATGGTACGAGGCCGGCCGCTGGATCGGGTACGAATTGCAATTCCCCGGCGAAAAAACGACGCGGCACTTAAAGCTGAAAGAGATTTGGGAATTGCAAGGGTACAGCAATGAGGACGGCGGCAATGGCAGATAATCCCGATCCCCGCTACGCCCTCATCAACCTAACCACCGGCGAACTTACCGACCTGCCCGTCGGCGAGCTTGCCGACTTGCCAGTGTTCGCGCGCGAACACATGGTCGGACGTTCCCCGTCCGCACCGCCGGCCCGGCCCGGCCGCATCGTGAATAACGGCCGTATCGTGGATAGCAACCGCATCCATATCCGATTGGCCACGGTGCAGCTGCATGAGTACCGGCCGGCCCCCGACGAATCGACGGCCGCCGCCACGCAGTTTTTCGAGAAGGCGAACCGGGCCGCTGCCAACCAGGACATTGACAGGTGAACATCCTCCGCTGTATGATCGCGGCCATGAACGATCTGCTGATCCGTCACCTTTTAGGCCGGGTCGTCACTGTCATCGACGGCCGTAAGCCCCAGGCCGCGCTGCCCCGCTACCGGGGCCGGCTGGCTTACGACCACACCAGCCGCCGCTACAGTGTGACTGCGGCCGGCGGCCCGGCGGCCCTCATCTTCCGCCTGGCCGTGGTCGTGGCCGTCGACGGGTCGGTCATTACGCTCGGCAACCCAACTCAACCACCCAAAATGGGGCGGGGGATTGAACCGGCGACCGCTTTCGTGATACAATGGCCGGCATGAGCATCAACAGTCACTATACGGACGGCAGCAGCCTATGCCGCCCGTCGGCGACCAGGTCGCACACCCCAAGCGCTTCAGGCCCTACCCCCAGAAAAACGGCCGTTTCCTCACCGGGAACGGCCGTTTTTATTTGCCCGCCGGCGCGCTCGCCTGTTGGCTTGATTCCGGCCCCTGTTTCTCGAGGTGTACCTTACTGGCTATGCGATCTGTGAAAGAAAAACTAGTTCAATGGCTGGCATGGAAAATGCCGAAACGATTGGTATATTGGGCGGCGATTCGGTTGATAAGCGCCGCAACAGTCAACGAATATGCAGATACCGAAGTAGCTGGATTGACAGCCCTTGAGGCCCTTGAGAGATGGCAGGCGTGATTTTTTGAGGAGCTGGCCAGGGGTGATTTACCTGCTATGTCTGGCCGGGGCGCTGATCGGCCTCGCCGCCGTGGTCTGGCTGCTGGATTACCTGGGTTTTGTAGCGTACTGGCGGGCGCGATTTTTTGAGGAGTGAGACACACCATAATCACCTAAACGGCCGTTTTTGTTGTACAATGGTTGAGCAGCTCATTATGAGTAGCTCACAAACGGCCCCCGCAACTGCTGCGGCCTCACCTGATGGTGAGGCCGTTTTGTTTTCTTGTAGTGAAGATGGTAAACGAATCAAACGAACGCTTTCATGAAATGAAAATTTCCGGTTTTTCCGGTTTTTCGGGCTTCCGCCATGATTGACACAGAGAACGAACGGTTCAACCAGTCCCCGCTAGGCTTCACTTACTGGTGTTTGCGCGGCGAGAAGTACGCCCACAATGTCGCCTTGTGGGCGGCCTGGTATGCCCACAAGGCGGATAAGGAATTGATGCAGGCCCTGGGGCTGCCGGTGCATCAATACGAGTTAGCGGAAATATTGGGGGTAACAGATCGCACGCTGCGTAATTACCGCAAAAAATACAGCCGGGCCATAGAGACGGCGGGTGCGATGATGGTGGACGGTTTGCTAAGAAAATACGTCCCAGGCGCTCTGGACGCAATGGGCGAGATGGCCGGCAAGAAAGAATCCGCCGGTTACAACGATCGGCGGCTGCTGTTTGAAATGGCCAACCTCTACACGCCCAAACAAAAACAGGTGATTGACCTGGGCGTTGACTTGACCAGCCTCAGTGACGAGGAGTTGGATGCTCTCGACAAATCCATCTAGCCTGAGCGATTTAGAACTCGACTACTTGCAGCTAAAACTGCGCATCGAACGCGAAAAGCGCCGCCGCCTACAGCAGCGGGCAGCGGCCGCGCCGGCCGACTGGCAGACCTGGCTTAAAACCCTCTTCCCCCAGACATTCACCGCCCCCTTTGCCGCCCGCCACGTCGTCCTCTGGCAGTGGCTGGAAAGCATCGAAACCAACGCCAAGCCCACCCCGGCGGCGTTTGTGGACGTGGAGCCACGCGGCGGCGGTAAGACGACGGCGGCGGAAACGGCCGTTATCCGCCTGGGAGCCAGAGAGGCCCGCCGCTTCGTCCTCTACGTGCGCAGCACGCAAGAGAAAGCCAACGAATCCATCGGGTCTATCGCCAGCAAAATCGAAAGCCAGAACGTCGAACGTCATTACCCGCTTCTGTCCCAGCGCAGCCTGGGTAAATACGGCCAGTCCAAGGGCTGGACCATGAGCCTGCTGCGCTGCGCCAATGCCTTCAACGTCCTGGCCCTGGGTCTGGACGTGGCCGTGCGCGGCGTCAAATTGGGCGATTACCGGCCCGACCTCATCATTTTCGATGACGTTGACGACGAACACGACAGCCCGGCGGTTATCAAAAAGAAAGTTGATACCATCACCAAAAGCATCATCCCGGCCGGGGCCGTCCACTGCGCTTACCTGGTCGTGCAAAATATGATACACGTGCGCAGCATCGTCACCAGCCTGGTAGAGGACACGGCCGATTTCCTTCATGACCGCCTGGTATCCGGGCCGCATCCGGCCGTCGAAAACCTGGCCTACGAAGCGCGGCCGCATCCGGAGCGCGGCTATCGCATTGTAGGCGGTGAGGCAACGTGGGCCGGCCAGGATTTGGCGACGTGTGAGCAGCAGATAAATGAGTGGGGCCTGTCGTCGTTCCTGCGTGAGGCGCAGCACGAAGTGGAAGAATCAGGCGGCATTTGGGACCATATCGAATTCCGCCACATCGAATTCCGCCAACTTCCCGACCTGGTGGACGGCGAGGTCTGGGTTGATCCGGCCGTCACCTCAACCGACGAAAGCGACTGCCAGGCCATTGTCGCCGGCGGCATCAGTGACGATGGTGATATTTACGCCCTCTACGGTTGGGAGAATATCAGTTCACCATTAGAGACTTTGAAACGTGCCCTGCTCAAAGCCATCGAATACGGCTTCCGTTACGTGGGCGTCGAAACCGACCAGGGCGGCGATACCTGGGTCAGCGTCTACCAATTGGCCTGGCAGGCCATCGTGGACGGTGACGAATACCCCCACGTCGTCAACCGGGAAACGGCGGCGGCTTTGGGCGTGCCCGTTGACCACCATCCCCACGTCGAAACCTTTATCAATCGCAATGACGAATGGCAGCCGTACGAACGGCCGTCGCTGCTGACAGCCAAAGCCGGGGCCGGCCACGGCTCCAAAGTCGAGCGCAACCAGCGCATGTTGACCGATTACGAACGCGGCCAGGTGATCCACGTCATCGGCACGCATACGGCCGTTGAACGTTCGCTGCGCCGCTTTCCGCAAAAGCCGCTGGATTTAGCCGATGCCGCCTACTGGCTGTGGTACCACTTGCAGCGCAAACGCCGCAAATTTGAGGTGTTTTAATGGATGACTTACTTGCCTTGACCGGCGCGGCCCTGGTTTTAGCCGGCATCTATTTATGGGTCGGCCTGGCGGCGACCTTGATCGCCGCCGGCCTGGCCCTGATCTACGCCGGCTGGCGCTATGAGCCGGCCGAAGCCGGCTCCGGGCCGGACACCGCGCAGGAGACCAACCATGAGCCTGATTAAGCAGCTATTTCCCCGCAAGCGGGAAGTCAAATTTTCGCCGGCATCGGCCGACGTGAACTGGTCCCGCATCGAGACGCTGGTCCATGGCCCCGGCGCGGGCGGGACCAAAGGCGAGGGCGACGCCAACAGCGCCGTCTTTGCCTGCCTGATGGCGATTGCCCTGGCCTATCCGGAGCCGGCGCTGCGGGTCTACCGCCGGCGCGGCGGCCGGGTGTATCCCATTCCAGAGACGCCGCTGCAAAGGCTCCTCGACAAGCCGACGCCTAACGGCGAATTGAGCCTGTCCGAGATGTGGTTTTGGGCCGCCTGGGCCACACACACCGACGGCAACGCCTACTGGCTCAAAGTGCGCAGCGGCAACGCCGAAACCGGCAACGTCGTCGAAATGTGGCCGGTTTCGCCGGCGCTGATGAAACCGGTCACTGAGCTGGACCGCAGCGGCCGGGCGCGGGAGTGGATCAGCTACTACAGCCTCCAGGTAACGGCCAACGAATTTGAGCGCGTGCCGGTCAATAACGTCATTCATTTTCGTTTGGGGATTGACGACCGGGATATGCGCCTGGGTTTGTCGCCGCTCAAACGGCTGATCCGCCAGATTTCCAGCGACGAAGAAGCCACCAAATTTACCGATGCCCTGCTGCACAATTACGCCGTGCCCGGTCTGGTCATTATCCCGCAAGGCGATGACACGCTGACCCGGACGGAATCGGAGCGTATCGAAACCAAGTTTGCCGAAAAGTTTAGCAACGATAACCGGGGCGCGGTAGCCATGTTGAGCAAAAACGCCACTGTGCAGCAGTTTGGGTTCTCGCCCAAAGACCTGGACATGGGCGTGCTGCACCGCATCCCAGAGGAGCGCATTGCCGCCGTCATTGGCGTTCCGGCTATCGTCGCCGGGTTGGGCGCGGGCCTGGACCGGGGCACGTACTCAAACGCCCGTGAACTGCGGGAGATGTTCACGGAAACGCGCCTGGTCCCCTTGTGGCGGGGCGACGCCGACCGGCTGAACGTGTCATTGAAACCCGATTTCACCAGCGACCGCAACGTCTATCTTGAATTTGACTTATCCGAAGTCCGCGCCCTGCAAGAGGACGAGGATGCCCGCTATAAACGGCTGAATACGGCCGTTCAGGGTATACGGCCGTGGATTACGGTCAACGAGGCCCGCGCCGAGGTGGGCCGTGACCCGGTAGAGGGCGGCGATAGGCTGGACGCCCCCGCGCCGCAACTGCCACCACCCACGCCGCCGGGCAATGAGCGGCCGCCGCCCGCAGCGATAGACGACGAAACGGAAGAAGGGGAGGGTGAGAAACGCCTCCCTTTCCCGCAAAACGGGCAGCAGCCAACCAAGTCGCAAACGGCCACGAAGTTGACCCAGCGCCAATTAGTTGACGCCCGCCGGCGCGTCCGGACGCAGGTGGAAAAGCAGGCGGAAACGGCCGTTAACCGCTGGTTTGCCGAGCTGGGCGCGGCCGTGGCTGAGGCCATCGCCGGTAAATCTGTGACGGTTCCCGAAACCAAAGCAATCAGCCAGCGCGAGGTAGAACGGCTGTTTTCGCAGCTGATGGGCCAGGCCGCGCCGGATTTGGAGGAGATTATCGAGCGGCATATGTTGGAGGTTGTTCGCGGCTCATGGGATTTGTTCAATATCGAATTGGGGCAGGTGATCCAGTTCGACGAAAACGACCCGCTGGTGAGAGGAGTGCTGCAAACGGCCGGCGACAACATCCGGGGCATCACCCAGACGACCCTGGACGCGCTGCGGGCCGAACTGCCGTTCCTCTACGAAGAGGGGCTGGGCATCGACGACATTGCCGAGCGGGTGCGCGGCCTGATTACCGAAACGTACAGCGGGCGGGCTGAGGCAGTGGCCAGAACAGAAATTGGCCTTGGGCAACAGAGGGCCACTAACAGCAGATACAAAGCGGCTGGTGTGCGACACGTGCGAGTTTTTGACAACGGCTTCGACAACTCGCACGAATTTTGTAAGGTGGTCAACGGCAAAACCGTGACCCTGGGTTGGGCGGAGCGGAACCCGTTACAGCATCCGAACTGTGTCAGAGCGTTTGGCGCCGTCTTTGATTACGACGGCCCCGTGTTTACAGAAGAACGCCCGTTCGGTTCGTGATTGAACGGCCGTACACTTCTGTGCTACAATGTTGGCAATGAACTCAAACCACAACAGTGACGATTTACGTGAGTTTTTTTTGATGGTGCGCCGGGCGCTGCTCATGATCGTTCGCTGGATTGAGAGTAAATATAATATCGAGCCGGCCGGGGGTAGAGTAACGGAATAACTCCCCCCTGTTTCCGGCCCCCACGAAAGTCGCGGCCAATTCTCAGGTGAGAATTGGCCGTTTTTTGTTTTTATGGACGCAACAGCGGTTTTGGCACTGGTAGGCGAATTAGACGGCAGCATCGACGGCTGCGCGGCCTGGCGTGTTTTCATGCCATTCGCCGAATTACAACGCCAGGGCTACCCGGCCGAATGGGGTTTCATGGACGACGCGCGCCTGGCCGGCATCGTCCACCTGTTTGACGCTGTGATCATCCCGCGCCGGCATTGGCTGCCGGCCGATTGGGAAAAAGGCCGCCTATGGTTCCAGGCGCTGCACCGCGCCGGCATCGCCGTCATTTACGAAGTGGACGACGATATGTTCTCCGATGACTTCGTTCGCCGCCTGATTGTCACTCACGGCAAAGCGCCGGAAAAGGCGGAGGAAGTGCGGCGGTGTGTGCTGCACACGCTCAAGCAGGCCGATGGTGTGACCGTTTCCTCGCAGCGCCTGGCAACGATTGTGCGCCGGCTGACAGACAAACCGGTCGTCTCCGTCGCCAATTACATTGATTTGGAATGGTTCAGGGCCGTACAGCGCGAATCAAAGCGGGTTGTGCCTGGCCTGACCATCGGCTGGGCCGGTGGGGCGCGGCCTGACAGCGACGTGGCGCAAATGGCCGAAGCCTGGGGGCGGATTGCGCAGCGGTGGCCCGACGTGACGTTTGTGGTGCAGGGCCATCAGGCGCAGACGATTTATGACAACGTGCCCCACAACCGCATCGCCGCCGTGGACTGGCTGCCCGTTGACCAGTATCCGGCGGGCATGGTCAATATCGACATCGGCTGCTGCCCGCTCGGTGACAGCCCGTTCAATCGGGCCAAAACCTACATCAAGGCGCTGGAATACGCTGCCGGCGGCGCGGCCGTAGTCGCTTCCCCTACCGTTTACGGCCAGATTATCGAAAACGGCCGTGACGGGTACATTTGCCAAACGGCTGATGAGTGGGAAGCGGCGCTGGCGGAGCTGGTGGCCAGCACCAACCACCGCAAACGAATAGCGCAGCGGCTGCTGGCTAAAGTGGAAAAGCAGCACAGCCTGGCCGGCAACGCCTGGCGCTGGCCGGTGGCCTGGGGTGAGATTGTGACAGATTTTCGGCGGCGAACGGCGGCGCGGCGGATAGTGACCGCGCCGGGCCGCCGTATGAGGGTACAGGTATGATTGTAAATTCCCTTAAGGCGATAAGCGACACTGCTGTCGAGCTGGTGGTTGCCAATTACATAATCTTATTTGGCGGCCGCGACCTGGAATGGGTACGGCGCGGCCCCAATCCCGACGGTAGCCTGGGTGATTATTTCACCAAAAGCACCGCGATAGAAAGTTCTTATACACAGGCGGGAATTTTGTATGTGGATTGGGAGCATGGCTTAGGGCCGGACCTTGACGGGGGTGAAGCGCCAAATGCGGATGAGGTTCTGGGATTTGTGAACTGGAAGACGGCCCGCCAGGACGAACGCGGCTGGTGGGTCGAGCGCGTGCTCGTCCGGCGCAATAAATACGTCAAGTTTCTGGAAGAGCTAATCCGGGCCGGACTTCTCGGAACGTCATCAGAGCCTGTTCAAGGAAAGGTCACCAGGGCTAAAGATGGCGAGATTAAAACCTGGCCCTTAATGCGCGACACATTGACCGTCCAACCGGCCGAGCCGCGCATGATGACCGAAAATCTAGTGGTTGCACTAAAGAACCTGTCTGGAAAACTTACAATCCCTCAAATGGTCGGCTCTCCCACACTGGCCGAAAAAACCCACGAACTTACCGGGAAATTAAATCAATTACTCAGCGATACCCGATCTCTAGTCAACGTTGACCAGCGGCCGTTGTCCCAAACAAAGCGGCACGAACTGAAAGAACTCCTGGAGACGTTCTCCGGGTTGGACGCTGTGCGCTCCGATATATCATCGGTTCTCGCGGCCGCGCCTACCGGACTCGTAGCGGGTAAACGAACCCTCTACGAATTGAACAGCCGCCGCAAGCGGTTGGAATACATTCTCAAGGAGACAATCTAATGGCTATGACAGTGGCAGAAGCCCGGTCAGAGATTAAAAACCTCTTTGACCAGGCCGATTTAATCGAAAAAAAGTACCCTGACGGGCTGATCACCGATCAGGAAGACGAAACCGAAGTAAAACGACTTCTGGGCGAAATTGACGGCCTGGAAGAGAAGCTGGTTGGTCTGGAAGACGCGGAGCAGCGCCGCCAGCGGATTCTGGGCGGCATCGAACGCTATGGCAAGGCCGCGCCCAACGCGCAGCGCCCCGGCCAGCAGCGTGACGATCAGGAGCGCGGCCGCAGCATCAGCCCCGGCGATCAGTTTGTCCAGAGCCGGGAATATCGTGAGTTGAAATTAGGCGGGGCGTTCAACAGCGCCCTGGCCCGGGTCCAGTTCGCCATCAACCTCAAAGATGGCACGTCGCTGATTTTCTGGCGGCAGCAGTTGGCGCGGGAGCAAAAAGACCTGGTCTATGGCTCGAGCGCCTCAGTCGGCGGCGGCTGGGTGGCCAACGACCGCCTGTCGGGTTATGTGGACATTTTGCAGCGGGAATTGACGATTCTGGACCTGATCCCCCGCCTGCAAACCGACAGCGACACGATTGAGTACGTCAAAGAGGACACCTTCACCAATGCCGCCGCCGCCGTGGCTGAAGCCAGCGCCACGACCGGCACGAGCGGCCTCAAGCCCGAAAGCGCGTTGGCCTACAGCGTGGCCACCTCGCCCATTCGCACGATTGCCCACTGGGTTCCCGTGACGAACCGCATGCTATCCGACGCGCCGGCTATCCGGGGCATCATCAACAGCCGGCTCCTGTACGGCCTGGACCAGGAATTAGAGGATCAGGTATTAAGCGGCGACGGCACCGGCGAAAATCTGACCGGCATCCTGAACACGGGCGGCATCAACATTCAGGGCATGGGCAGCGACAACGCCGCCGACGCTCTGTTTAAGGGCCGTACGCAGGTCCGCGTCAACGGCCGTGGCCGGCCTAACGCCATTGTTCTGCACCCCAACGACTGGCAGGCCATCCGCCTGATGCGTGAAAACGCCGCCAGCGCCACCCTGGGCAATTACCTGATGGGACCGCCGTCCATCATGGGACCGGTGACTGTCTGGGGTATCCCTGTGGTTGAATCCGACGGCATTACGGAGAATACCGGCCTCGTCGGTGATTTCGTCATGGGCGCGTCGTTGTTTGACCGGGAGCAGGGCAGCATCCGGGTGGGCACGATTGACGACCAATTCGTCAGAAATATGCAAACGATTTTGGCTGAATTAAGAGCTGCGTTCGTAGTATTTCGTCCCGCATCTTTTACCAAAGTGACCGGGATCTAATGATTATCGAACGGGAACGGGGCGCGGCGGCGGCGCCGCGCCCGTTCCTGAGTGTGCTGACGCGGTGTTACAGACGGCCATCATTTCTGGAGGCTAATGTGCAGTCGTTGAAGGATCAAAGCGATCCCGATTACGAACAAATCTTTATCATTGATGACATCGGTCAAGGATTACACGCTGCCAACCGGGCGCTGGCCCTGCCGGCAGTCGAGGGCGCGTATGTACTGGTCCTGGACGACGACGACAGACTGGACGATCCGGACGCGGTGGCACTGCTGAAAGAGGCAGCCGAAAAACAGCCAGAACTGCTGTTTTTCCGGGCCGATCATGACCAATTGGGCATCCTGCCCGATGACAAGGTTTGGCAGCACCGGCCGTTACATGGCCGGGTGGGTTCGTGTGACTTCATCACCCGCTCCGACGTCTGGCAGCGGTTCGTTGCCCATTTCGCAATGCCCGAAAGCGGCGATTTTAACTTTTTGCACGCAGTCTGGGAAAGCGGCCCGTCCGTCGCCTGGCTGGATCGGCGGCTGGCGGCGGTGCAGCGCATATCAAAAGGAGCGCCTGAATGATAAAAGTAGCGATACTCTTACCAACAACCGGCCGGCCGGCGCAGATGACAGACCGGGTCAGTGAGCTGGTTAACCAGCCCCTACCCGACGGCGTAGAGGCCACGGTCTATCTGTGCATCCCCGAAGTCGACACCCCGACCCTGAACGCGGCCAAAAAGATGGACGACGGCCCTATGAAAATCAAGATCGTTTTCGATCCGCCCGGCGCAACGGCCGTCAAAGCCTGGAACCGGGCGTATGCCGCCGCCGCCGACGACGGGGCTGACTGGCTGGTATTGGGGGCTGATGACGCGGTCTGGCATCCGGGCTGGCTGGCGGCGGCGCTGCAAACGGCCAAAGAGACCGGGGCGGCCGTCGTTGGCCTGAACGATGGCCACAAGGACCTGGCACGGCAGGCATCGTATTTTCTGATGACAGCCGAATTTGCCGAGGTCGTTCTGGGCGGGGTTTTTATCCCGCCTCATTACGGCTCCTGGTCATTTGACCGTGAAATATGCGAGCGGGCAATAGAGGCGGGGGCTTACGCGCCCTGCCATGAGGCGATGATTGAACACACTCACCCGGAATGGGGTACGGCCGCGATGGATGACACTTACCGCAAAGGATATGCCCATCACATCAGGGACCGGCAGATTTACGAAACGCGCAAAGCGGCCGGCTGGCCGATGGATTATGAGCCGGTTGTTAAGCCGAAGTCAAAGCCAGCGGTTTTGAAACAACCAGCGGCGCAATCAAAGCCGGCGCCGGCAAAAGCTGAAGAATCAGCGACAGAAGAGCCGGCACCCAAACCAAAAGCCGCGCCGCGCAAAAGGAAATCAAAAGGAAAATCGACATGAACGAAGTCACTTGCGCCGGCTGCGGCCGGCCGATTAAAAGCATGACGATCCAACCGGGGCAGGCAATGCCAGAGGTTTACCACCCCCAATGCCGCCCGCGCTCCAAGGCGCTGCGAATAGAAGAAAACAAGATGCTGGTGACGCCTGAGGACAAGGCCGGCCTTGTAGCATTGCCGGGCATCGACAGCGAAATTGCCACAGCCTTGCACGCTGCCGGCTACAGCACAGAAGCGGCCGTGCGCGCCGCCAGTGACAAAGAACTGATTGATATTCCCGGCATTGGCGAGAAGCGGCTGGCGGATATTCGCGACGCGCTCAAAAAAGGGGCAAGGAAAAGTAAATGAGCCTGGTGACGGTAGCTGAAGTGCAGGCGGCGACGGGATCGCCCCTGTCGACCACAGACCTGCAAGTCATCATCGACCGCACTGAGGACGAATTGACGGATTTGGCCGGGCCGTATGACGCATCCGCCATGACCGAAAACCTGAAGGGCGGTCGGGAGAGCCTGATGCTCAAGCGGCCGGTAACGGCCGTTACCAGCGTCACGGAATACACCCTATCTGACATGGTGACCGGCACGGTACTGGCCGCCAGCAAGTATTATCTATTCCCCGACCACGGCCTGCTGAAGCGGGCGGGGCAGGTCTGGGGGCCGCTGGTGAAGGTCATCTACACGCCGCAGGACCAGACGGCGCTGCGCAAACAGGTAATTATCGACCTGATACGGCTGGATCTGGCCCGGACCGGCCTGAAATCCGAGAGTGTGGCCGGTGAGTACAGCTACACGGCCCTGGACAATTTTGATTCTGACAGAGGGCGGGTCGCCCGCCGCCTGGTATTTTACGAGGTATAGAAAATGGCACGAACAACAATCGCAGTACAGCAGATTTTACGCAGCGGCCTGGAAGCGGTCTACACCGCCGCCAATGCCGACGGCCACGCCTTCCTAAACGACGGGAAGCGTACATTTTTACACGTGGTCAACGGCGACGCCGCCGACAAGACCCTGACCTTTGCCACGCCGTTGACGGTGGACGGCCTGGCCGTTGCTGATCGCACGGTCGTGGTCACGGCCGCCGAGGAGCGCATCATTGGTCCCTTCCCGACCGAGATTTACGGCCAGAGCGACGGGACGATCCACGTGGATTATTCGGACGTTACCAGCGTAACGGTGGCCGCTCTGAGGTTGTAATGCCCGGTCTGGCTGCCCATTTCGATCACCGCTGCGACGTGCAGCGCTACAGCCTGGCCGTCGATGCCTATAACAACCAGGCGCGGACGCCTGGCCCGCATCTATCCGACGTACCCTGCCGGCTGGTCATCAAAGCCCAGCGCGGCTTCAACAGCCTGACGGGCCAGTGGATGGTAACGACGGCTTACAAATTGTTTGTGGTCCACAGCCTCGACGTTAAAGCCGGCGACCGTATCACGAACCTGGTGGACGAAACCGGCAGCATTAACGCTCACAATTTCGAGGTCGAGGCGGCATTGCCGCACCGGGGCCGCACCGTCCGGCACAGGACGCTGGAACTGCGAAAGGTGGAATGATGGCCGGTAGATTGGACTGGCGAGGCGCACAAACCAGAGAGCAGGTAATAGCCGCCGTGATTGACGGCCTGACCGAATTCGGGCTAACGCACGAAACGGCGGCTAAGAGCAAGCTCCAGCCGGGCCGGGGCGTCGTCACCAGCACCCTGCGCCGCTCGATTCACGCGGCCGACCCGGCTTACAATTTTGCCAGCGACGACGTGCCGGCCACGCCGGGCAGCCCGGAACGTTCCGGCAGCGGCGGCGGGGCGGCACATCAGGGCAGTACCATTTCTATCGTGGTTGGTTCGGGGATGGTTTACGCCCGCGCTATCGAAGAGCTTTACGCCTACATGATGGAATCATTCCAGGAAGTCGCGCCGCGCCTGGCCGACATCCTCGGCAAACACGCCGGGAGGCGCGGTCTCAGATGAGTGTAGACGCCATCGAAGCGGTACTGAAGCTGGCCCAGGCCTACAGCGGCCTGGCGACGATCACCGGCGGCCGCATCGCCCAGCGCCACCGCTACGGCCAGGACAGCGGCGACTGGCCGCTAAACGGCAGCAGCCTCATCCTGTCACCGGCCGGGGGCGACGGCCTGCTTTATGTCACCGCGCAAAAACAGCTAATCGAAGCCCGCTGCTATGGCGACACACCTTACGCCTGCGGCCAGGTCTGGCGGGAGTTGGTGGCCTTCAGCCGCGTCGACGGCCGGCGCACGGTAGTCGTCACCGAGGGCGTGGCTCTGGTGTATTACGTAATCGTCCGGGCGCAGCCCCGGCTGCTGATGGATGAAGAGATACGGCCCAACGGCGGAATGCCCGCCTATGCCGCCGTGCTAGAGGCCGACGTGGCCGAGACAATTGTGGGGCCGATCCCCACGTAAGGAGACACAATGGCACAACACAGCCCCTTTGGGCAACTAATAGGACCGCTGAAAATCTACGTCGCTCCGTTTGGCACGACGGCCGAAGCCGAGCCGGATGTTGATGTGGCACCGGCGGGGAATTGGGTAGAACTGGGCGAAACCGATGGCGATCAGGTGATTCAGCACACCGGTACAATGACCTATTTCAGCGACAACAACCACACCGAGGACATTACCGGCGTGCGCGGCGCGGAAGGCGTGATGGTGCGGGCGACGCTGGTCAACCTGACCCTGGAGATGCGCGCCCGCGTTTTGGGATTGGCCGTTGGCGCGGTCACCACCGACGCCGGCCCGCCGGCAGTCAAGCAGCTGCGCCACAAACGCGGCTTCTACCCGCAGCCTTACTCGCTGCTGCTGCGCGGCTCGGTCGATTCGCCCTATGGCCAGTTTCCGGGGCAGCGCTACATCCCGAAGGGGCTGATGGACGGTGAACCGGAAGAAACCCGCAGCAAGGCCGGCCGGGCCGGGCTGGCCTTTGAATTCCACGCATTGGGCGATGACAATCAGGCCGATGACAGTGAGTTGGGCTGGTTGACGGTGCAAACGGCATGAGTGTCCTGAACCTTTCCGAACTCATCCCCGAACGGGACACGCTCGATATGGGCAACGGCGTCAATCTGGAATTTATCAGCCGCGCCGAAATGGACGTGGAAGACCTGGCCAAAATGCAGAAAATGCGGCGGTCGACAGTGGACGCACAAAAGCGCCTGGAGAAAGCCGAGACGGAACAGGCCGCGCTCGCTGCCGCCAAGAAGGTGAACGATGTCCTGGGCGATTTACTGCAATTGATTATCCCCGACCTCACCGATGACCAGCTGGCCGCGCTGCGCATGGGCCAACGCGGCCAGATCATTACCTGGTGGACCGAACGCCACAAGGAAGCGGATGCGGTACTGGACCCAAACGGGGTGGGGGCCGCTGGCCCACCCGCAGCGAACTAGACCTGGCTCGCTTCGTGCGCTATTACGGCCTGGACCCGCGCCGGCTGCCGTTGTGGATGGTGGAAGCCCTGGAGCGGTCGATTGAGCCGCTGCGGGCGGAAGAGACAACGCACCGGGCAATGGCGGCGCGGATGGCCAGAGCCAGGACTGGCGATTGGCGGTCGATGATCGCCCACCTGGCGTACCTGGCTGAACCGTACGATCCGCCGGTGGATGTGGCCGGCGACCGGGTCGCAGACACCGAACCCGACCCGGACGCGGCCAGGGCCTGGTTTGAGGCAGCGGGCATCAGGGTTACAGCCGCGCAATCCGGCCACAGCCCGGCTTAAGTTGCGGCCCGTAGGGGCCGCTTTTTATTTATCGCACTGGAATAACGGCAAATGGCAACATTAGGCATCGCTACGCTCGAAACCATCGTTGACCTGGACGGACTGAACAAAGGTCTGGTCGATGGCGAGCGCCAGACGAAGGGTTGGACCGACCGCGTCGGCTCACTGGTGACCAGCGGCCTGAAAGTAGCCGTCACGGCGGCGGCGGCGGTGGCCACGGCCGTGGCCGGCATCGGCGTGGCCGGCGTGCTGGCCTTCTCCGGTTTCCAGGGCAGCATGAACGAGGTGTTTACGCTGCTGCCCGGCATCAGTCAGGACGCGATGGACAAGATGTCCGGCCAGGTGCTGGACTTTTCGCGCGATTTTGCCGTCTTACCGGAGCAGGTCGTACCGGCGCTGTACCAGTCACTTAGCGCCGGCGTGCCGGAAGATAACGTTTTCGCCTTCCTGGAGACGGCCCAAAAGGCGGCCGTGGGTGGGGTGACGGAGTTGGAAACGGCCGTAGACGGTATCTCCAGCGTCGTCAATGCCTACGGCTCGGAAGTCATCAGCGCCGCTGAAGCCAGTGACATCATGTTCACGGCCGTTCGGTTGGGCAAAACCGATTTCGGCCAGCTCTCCGCCTCGCTCTTCAACGTCATCCCGGCGGCAAGCTCCCTGGGGGTCGGGTTCGGCGACGTGGCCGCCCAATTAGCCGTCCTGACCGGCCAGGGCACGCCCACGTCCGTGGCCACGACCCAGATTCGGGCGGCGCTGAACGAGGCGGCCAACAGCAGCAGCAAACTGGCTCAGGAAATCGAGGCGCTGACCGGTAAATCATTCGTCGATTTGATTGGCGAGGGCCAGTCAACGGCCGAAATCCTCAACACCGTGCGCGAATCCATGCCTGACCAGGCATTCCGCGAACTATTCGGCAGCGTGGAGGCGATGAATGCCGCCCTGGGCATTACCGGCCCCAACTTCGAGAAAACAACCGACGCCCTGAACGATATGGCCGGCGCGGCCGGGGCAACGGACGCGGCCTATGAGACGATGGATCAGGGCATCGGCCGGGCGATGGAACGGCTTAAGGTATTTGGCAACACAGCACTGATTGAAGTCGGCGACGCGCTAAGCCCGCTGGTTGACATGGTGCTGAATTTTGCCGAGGGAGCGCTGCCGAAAGTCGAGGACGTGCTCAATAACGCGGTGATTCCGGCGATTGAGACGGTGGCCACCGCATTTAGCAATCTATTTGCACAATTGCAAAACGGAGTCGATCCGATAACTGCACTGGTTAGTTTTGTTAGTCAATTAATTTTTGGTTTTGGCGGAACGAGTGAGCAAGTGCAGGCGTTCAATAATTTTGTGTGGCAGGCGGTCGAGGCCGTGCAGTCATTTATGGAGCCAATCGTCACCTGGATTCAAAACAACGTCGAGTTACAAGACATCCTTATTGTCCTGGCCGGGGTCATTGCTGTTACCGTCCTACCTATCCTGTACTCGCTGCTGGCCACCATCGCCAGCATTGCCCTGCCGGTTGTGGCGGCGATTGCGATCGTGGCGTTGATGAGGCAGGCGTGGGAGAGCGATTGGGGCGGGATTCAGGGCAAGGTGCAGTCCGCCGTGGCCTTCATCCAGAATATCATCACTACCGTCATGACGGCCGTGCAAACGTTCTGGACCAATCACGGCGCGGCTATCATGGAGAGCGCTCAGGAAGCGTGGGCATTTATCCAGAGCTATATTGACACGGTGCTAACTGTCGTCAGCAGCATTTTTGCTGCGTTCAAATCCGCCTTCGAGGGCGACTGGCGCGGTTTCGGCGAGAATCTGCGCAAAGCCTGGGACGCAGCCTGGGGATTCATCACGACGGCATTCACCAATGCCAAGGACGCCATTATCAAGGTTGCCGCCGGGCTGGTTCTGGACTTGATTGCCAAGTTCCAGGACGTTGATTGGGGCGGGGTCGGGACCAATATCATCCAGGGCATCGCCAACGGCATTACGGCAGCGGCCGGATTTGTCGCCGACGCAGCGCGGGCGGCGGCGCAAGCGGCCCTGGACGCGGCTAAGGGATTCCTGGGCATTGATTCGCCATCGAAGGCGTTTGCCGAATTGGGCCGGTTCAGCATGGAAGGCATGGCGTTAGGCGTAGCGGACTCCGAGCCGGTCGTGACAGCGGCGGCAACCAGAGCCATGGGGCGGCTCGTTGGCAATCTGGCCGACATGGCTCTGTCACCCGCCCTGGTTGGCTCTGGGAACGTCGCCAATACCGACAGGAGCACGAATTTCAACATTTATCCTCAATATGCCAACGGGCAGAGCGAAGGCGACTTACGGGCCGATATTCGCCTGCTGCAAATGATGCACGGAGGCGCGGCATGATTTACGACGTGGCAGTCATCACCAATGGCATCGAACACCCCTTGAGCAGCGGCGCCTACTTGTGGCAAGGCGAGGACGGCTGGGCCATGCCGCCGGTACGCCGGCTTACCGAGCGGGGCGGGCAGCAGCACGGCTCGACCGACAGGGGCTTCCTGTTGGAGCCACGGCCGTTGGGGGCGGTGTTTCGCTTTTTTGCGGAAACGCCCACCGATTTATGGGCGTATCGCAGCCAGCTCATCACCTGGTTCGCGCCTTACAACAGCCCGGCGCTAAAAGTGACGTTGGCGGGCGGGCTGATCCGCCACATCGACTGCTACTATGCCGGCGACATGACCATGCCGGCGTCGGACCGCGATTTTCTGGCCCAGGCGGTGGGTTTGCAGCTCATAGCGCCCGATCCGTCGTGGTACGATCCGGCAGGGGCGGCGGCGACGTTTGCCCTGGGCGGCGGCGGGGATGCGTTTACGATTCCGCATGCGGTTCCGCATGGGGTAGGCGCCTCGACCATCGACCAGGTGAACGTGATTGCCTATACGGGGACGTGGTTCAGTTTTCCGCATTTGATTCGGATTACCGGGCCGATTGAGGACGCGGTTATCACGAATGAGGCGACGGGGGAAAAACTCGACTTCACCGGCGTGACGATTGCCGGCGGCGACTATTACGACATCGACACGCGATACGGGCGTAAAACGGTGGTGGATTCGAGCGGCGTGAACAAAATCGCCGACTTGACCAGCGACAGTGACCTGGCCACGTTCCACCTGGCTCCGGATTCGGCGGAAGCGCCGGGCGGCCTCAACAGCATCCGGGTGACAGGAACGAGCGTGACGGAGGCCACGGGCGTGGCGGTGAATTATTACATTCGGGATTTAGGGATTTAGGCGACTATCGTCGCATGGAGATTGAATCATGTCAGAATTTTCATATTGGTGGACTACAAGCGGTACACCATCAGGTGATCAAGTAGCAAGTTACACGCAGGCGCATCTGGCACGGATTGCGGCGGTGCTGGCGGCGTGCAGCGGGTTCGAGGGGGTGGCGCCCGGCTACCTGAACAGTCTGGCCGGCACAGTGACCGGGGCCAACACGGTGCAAATCAACACCGGCGGCGCGGTGGTTGACGGCAAGGTTTATGACAGTGACTCGGCGGTAAACGTCAACATTCCGTCCGCTTCCGGCGGCGGTAATACGCGCATTGACCGGATTGTGCTGCGGGTAAGTTGGAGCGCCTTCACGGTCCGGATTACGCGCATTGCGGGCACGGACGCGGCCAGCCCGGCCGCGCCGGCGATTACGCAGACGAGCGGCACGACGTATGACATTACGTTGTACCAGGCGCTGGTGAACACGAGCGGCACGGTGACGCTGACGGATGAGCGGACAGTGGCCAGCCTATTTACACATCGGCAAGGTGCGGATGCAACAGATTGGGAAGAGGAAGGCGCGACGACGTACATCCCCGCCAATATGAGGATTCAAATGGGTGTGGCAGTCGTCGGGGTATTGGCCGGCGGAGCGGACTCGGGGAATATTGATGTTACATTCCCTATTCCTTTTGGAGGTACCAATGCCCCGCTGGTGGTTGGCAGTCCTTTTAGTGCTTTGTCAAGTAACGCGCATTTTTCTTACGGCATTGCAAGCTCGCAGGCGACGAAATTCACTGTGCGGGTTTACAACAACAGCGCATCTTCGTTTGAAGTGAACTTTTCATGGATAGCAATCGGACCCAGATAATGCAGATTTCACGGCGTGGGTTCCTGGGCGGTTTGGCAGCATTGGCAGCGGTAACGGCCGTGTCCCTACGCCGGGCCGGGCGCTATCTGTTGACGGCGGCCGGCCTGTGGGAAGTGCCGATGACAGTCCCGGTCGAGGTAGCGCATGGGGTTGTTGTACCGATTCCGACGAATACGGCCACGGCTACGCCCACGGTGACGGCCACGGCTACACCCACATTTACGCCAACCGCAACGGACACGCCCACAAGCACCCCCACTTCGACAAGCTCAGCGACCGCCACGGCTACGGCGACGAATACCCCATCGGCCACCCCCACCCCAACGCCCGTACCGACCTACGAAACATATCTCCCCCTGGTGACAAATGGCGACTGATTACAAAATCCGCATCTATGACACCAGCGGCGTTCTCCAGGCGGAGTTTGTCGATTTCCTCACCCTGGCTTACAGCAAAGTCGTCAACGACCCCGGCCTGGGCACATTCGTCATAAGCGGCGAAAATCCGGCCATCGACCTGTTGACGGATAAATCACAGGTCGAATTCTGGCGGCGCAACCGGGAACAGGACATCGACTGGACCTGCGACTTCTACGGCCTGTATCGGGAACCGGACCGGCGCGGGGCCAGGCCCGGCGTCTTTACCGCCACCTGCCCCGGCCAGATGAGCCTGCTGTCGCGGCGCATCGTGGCCTGGAAGGCGGGCACGAACAACCGTTCTAAATTCATTGCCGCCCCGGCCGAAACGGTGATGAAGACGCTGGTAGACTACAACGCCGCCGCCAACGCCACGACCGCCAACGGCCGTGAGCGGGCCGGGGTCATTGGCGGTATCACCGTCGAAGCCGACGGCGGCGGCGGGAATACCGTTGACTGGTACTGCGCTTATGAGAATTTGCTGGAGTCGCTGCAAGGGCTGGCCAGCATTGGCGGCGGCGATTTTGACCTGGTGAAAACGGCGGCGGCGGCCTGGCAGTTCCGCTGGTATACCGGGCAGCTGGGAACCGACCGCAGCAGCAGCGTCGTTTTTTCTCTGGGCTATGACAACATGAGCGATCCCCGGTTCCGCACCCGGCGGCTGGGCGAAAAATCGGCGGCCATCGTCGGCGGGCAGGGTGAGGGCGCGGCGCGGGCCATTGCCGTGCGTACCGGGGCCAATTACAGCGCCGCCAATGACATCGAAGTGTTTGTGGATGCCAGGGACGTGAGTACGGTCGAGGGCCTGGAGACGAGGGGCGATCAGGCGCTGGCAATGCTGCGGGCGCTGGATGAATTCGATTTCGACGTGCTGCAAACGGCCGCTTCCGCCTACGGGAAACATTACGGTTTAGGCGACCTGGTAACGGCCGTTTCGCCGTACAGCGGCCTGGGCATCGTGCGCAAAATCAGGCGCGTGACCGTCGCCGTGAGCCGGCGCGGCGAACAGATAGGAGTGGAAACGGCCGATGTCTGATGACGTGAACCGGCGGCAGATAGAGCGCCAGAAGGCGCTGGAGCAGCGGCTGGCGGCGCTGGAGCGGCTGGAGACGCCGGGCGGGCAGGTGGACGCCTGGGCGCGGGCTGTGGGTATGCTTCAGATGTTTCCGGGGGTTCGTGGCATCTGGCCGATGTCGGCACAAAATTCGAGCGGACAGGTTATTGATGTCAGCGGGAATGGAAACCATTTGACGCAGTCTGGTTCGCCCTTAATCGTAGCGGCGACGACCAGTTTGTTTCCGTACGTCTCTTATGCGACGACGGGCCGATACCATTTTCACACAGACAGTGCCGAATTCGATATTTTAGGCAATGAACCATATGTCTTTTCTGGCATACGCGGTTTGACGATGGGCTGTTGGGTCAGGCGACAGAACGTATCTGCTGCGCAGGAAGGTTTTCTCAGCAAGAGATCGACAGGCAACAGCGGCTATGCTCTGTACGGAATCACGACCGGCGCGGTTCGCGGAATAATTGGCAGCGGAGCAGTGGAGGGCATAGTCACAAGCGCGGCGGTTGCAGCCAATAACGAGTGGCGTTTTTGTGCTTTGAAATTCGTTCCGGCTACGTCTGTGTCGGTCTGGCTGGACAGCGAAAAGACAACAGTGGCAACAGCTATCGCCACCATAGACAACAATGCGGCAAATTTTCAAATAGGCAATCTGGCCGGATTGTATTTGAATGGGTTCATCTCCCTGGCCTTCCTCTGCGCCGCCGCCGCGCCCGACCTGTTTATCAATTCGTTCTATGGATATTCGCGGGGGTTGTATGGGGTATAAGTAGAGTGGAGAGTGATGAGTGATGAGTAGGAACGGCTGCCGGGCGCTGTTTTGGGGCGCTGTTTTGGGCGCGGCGGCGTGGGTGGTTTTGATTGCGATTTTGATTAACTACTGGAGGTAATGATGTTTATTTCAATGATGTTATCTGTTTTGTTCCAACCGGCCGATTGGGGCGACCTGCCGGCCGTTCTGGTCTGGCTTTTTGCCGGGGGTGGCGGCACGGCCGTTCTGGCCTGGGCCATCAGCTATTTAGCCGAGCATTGGCCGGGCTGGCACGCGTTACCGGCGGTGGTGAAGTTTATTGTGCCGATTCTGGTTTCATTCGGCCTATCGGTGGCTGCTAACTACGCGCTCAATTACACCGAGCTTTTGGACCAGATCCAGCCCTACTGGCTCATGCTCGTCACGGCCGTGGCCGGTTGGATTGCGACGCAATCCGGGCACGAGACGGCAAAAATCAGGGGCGTGAGCGCCCGCGCAAAGGCGCGGCTGCGGTAGGAATGCCCGACAGCAGCGACGCCGGCATTGACAGAGTTGTTCAGGAGTTGGAGCACCTCTGGATTCGCCTCGGCATGATTATGGCCATGCAAAGCCTGATCAATGCCGGCGTTGACGTCACGCGCGCGTTGGAGAAATTGGGCGGGGAGCCGCCGCGCGACAATGAGGAATATCAGCGGCGGCACAGTGTCGTGATGGAGCGTGTCCGTTCTCAGTACCAGCAAGAGGAGCAGGAAACGAAAAGGGCCATAGACGCCGCGAAAAAGATGCTGAGTGAGCGGGTGCGTGAGGCGAATGAATGACCGGTGGAGCTGCAACTAGCGGCCATTCTGGTTATCGCCCTTTCGCTGGTTGTTGCCGTCGCCGTCCGGCGTGGCGGGCCAAACCTCAGCGACCTGACCGAGGCGTACAATTCGCTGTCGCGGCGGGTGCGCGAGCTGGAAGCCGAGGGCACGGCCGACCGGGCGCAAATCCGCATCCTGGAAAAGCGGATTCAGGGGTTGGTGCGCATCCTCTCCCTGCTGGGCGATGGCCTGCGGGCGCTGAGCCATCAAATTATCGAATCGGGCGATTTGCCGCGCTGGGAGCCACCCAAAGAGGCCGAGGGCTGGCTGCATGGCTCACCGACCATACACGACGAACTGGACAGCAATGGTCTGGCCGTGGCCGCGCATCAGATTCTATGGAAATCGTTTAGCTATGACGAGCTGGCCCAGCTGTGCTTCGAGGCCGCCATCAACGCCGACGATTTGCCGCCCGGCCACCAAGCCAGGGCCAGGGAGATGGTTCTGCTGTTTAAGCGGGAGTGGCGGCTGCCGGAACTGGTCGAGATGATTAAAACGAAACGGCCTCACGTGCCATGGCCGATTATGGATGATTGACTACATAGCCGCGTTTGAGTTTCCTTTCTACTAATTTGCCGGCCAGTTCCTGCGCCGCCGCTTCCGATTCGGCCGGCCACGCCCGCACCTGCTGCGCCCCCGTCGTCCGACTGCCCCAGGCATAGACCACTGCTACGGTATCAAACAACGTCGGCTGCACCGTCACCATGTACCAGCGGTTCATATTCGTGTCAGGATCGACCTTCTTTAGCAAGACCATTGCCGTAATCATTCGGCGCCGGCCGGCGCGTCATCATCCAGCGCGATCGCGATCACCTTGTCGGCCATCCAGTTGTCCTGGTTCGTCGCCGGCCGGCGGCTGAAATAGACAAACAAGGTGATTTCGGTCGGTGGGAATTCACGGCCGTTCAGGGTAACGGCCGTATCCCTGTATCTGGTGGTAATCAAATCCACCAGGTCACCCACATCCTCATCGGCCTCGATTGCGCCGGCGGTGGCCAGGTCTATCCAAATCGTGTGGCCGAATGTACCGCCGCCGCCATAGTCCTCGCGTCGGAAAATATCAAAAATCATGTTGTCTCCTGATGGTCATTTGTTTTGGAAACGGCCGTTTCCGCAACCGCTGCATCCCAATGCCATGACGCCTGGGCCGTTGACGGGGAGGGAGCGGAGGATGGTGGTTAGTTCCATCAGTCGAGCCACTTGTCGTATGCTTGCATCAAGTCAGCAAGAGCCGTTTTTGTTTCGCGGGCCTCTCCTCCGCCCCTTGCCCACTTTTCATACAAGCCCCCCAACCCCTTTAGTACATCATCCCAAGCGCCTGAATAGGAGGACAATGTATACTCGATGTCATCTTCGTAGACTTTATCCTCACACCACATGATGCCGTCGTCAAGGCTTTCGGAGTGATTCCATTGTAAATAAATCGTTCTGGGTGGTTGTTGGTTTACCATCACACCTCCTCAGAAACGGCCGTTTCGTTTGCCAGCAGTTCCGCAACTGCGGCGATATCATCATTGCTCAAAATAATGAACATGTTAGGGTTAGTTGGGCTTCGGGCAACGAATGACAATTTGACCCCCGAAATCCCCCTGTCTTCCAGCATTCCCTCAATATCGAGCATTTGAAAGCCTATGGCATTTTTTAGTTTCTCCAATGGGTTCCTTTGCGTTTTCATCAATCCTCCTCAGAAACGGCCGTGTATCGCACAACTACCGCTTTTTCCAGCGTGACCATGTGCCCAGTTTGGCGGACGTGTCGCCTGATTTCGAGCCGTCCCTGCACCCTGTCCGCGCTATCCTCGTAACACCACTCGCAATCACAGCAAGCTGCTAAAAAATGAGGTATACCGATGTATTCGACCGCAACCTTTACCATCACACCTCCTCAGAAACGGCCGTTTCCACCGCTTCCAACTTATCACCCAACACCATTCGAATATCCCGCGCCGCCCGGTCCAGTTCCACACTCAAATCCAACATCTCCCCGGCCGGCAGCCCCGCCGCTTCAAACTCATCCCGCAGCGCGCTAATGGCCCGCCATGACGCCAGATGCTTATGCGTTGACCAGGTCCATTCCCGCGCCTCGTACCAAAAGCTCAGCCACAGCACCGCCCGATCCGCCAGGCTCAATTCCAGCACCGCCCGGGTAATGCCGCTGCGGTCCAACATGGCGGCGATTGTTTCAATTCCCTTCACCGGATCATCTGATGTGTACCCCAACCAACTGCCACGATCCCACAGCCATTTGGTGAAGGCGGTCAGCAGCTGCTCCTGATCGTCGGTCGTTTCAGCATCGGCCGGCTGGACCAGCGCCATGATGACCCGAAATTCAAAAATATCATCGGCCAGGCATTCTTTGACGGCCTGACGGGCGCGGCGGCGGCACTGTGTCAACAACTGCCCGCTGCGCTTTTTCCATCCCTTGATAGCGGCCTGGTCAGCAATATCCGGCGGCGGCGCGGCCTCGCCCGACTCGTCCACGTCGGGGATGATGCCGGTTTTGTGGCCGATGCCTACCCCGCGACGGCCGTCACCATCATACAACTCGCCCACATAAACCCAATCGCTGTTATGAAACGGCCGTAACTGATTCCCAGCCGGCTGCCAACCAATGACCAGGTTATCGCGATGGCCCGCCTCATAATAGGCCCGCAATTTCTGGCGCAGCCTGTGGCTATCGAATAGGTCGAAATCGGTAGCAGCGTCGCTGTAGGGCAGCCCCACTTCAGCCGCCGCCGCCCGCGCCGTTCGGACCCCATACCAATTCTTTTTAACCTTCAGGCAGCGAGGAGACAGGCACGTCTCATTGATCCGGTTGGGGCAACCCTTGCAGCTCGTCAACTGGCCCTCTGGGATATGCTCAAATCCGGACTGAGTTAAATTAGAGCAGTCAAAATCAGCAATCGCGCCCGGCAGCGTTTGGCCGGCGTGTTGCAGCATCCGGTTCGTCATCTTGCGGACGTCGTCACTACTGACGCTTTCGCCGTTCTCGATGACGTGCGCTATGTACACATCCGGCGCCGGCGGATTGCCATAACTGTGATCCGGCATGTGGCCAGCCCATTCAACGGCGCTACCATTCGCGATCTCCTGGATTTTAGCCACCCGGCCCAGATCCTGACACTGCCGGGCGCTCAATTGGCCGTGCCGGTTAGCCTCCTGGATTTCCGCCGGCAGCTTCAACAGCGCCATTGCATTGGCCACCGTCGCCCGCGCCAGGCCCCAAGCATCGGCCACGTCGCGCTGGCTGCCGCCGCTTGTTTTAGCCCGTTCATATTTGGTGGCAATGAGCAGTGCCCGATCCACGGCCGTGATGTCGCTGCGATCCTGATTTTCTGACCAGACCGAATCCAACATCTGATCATCGGTCAAATCGTCGATGTCCAGCGGCATATACCAGAACACGGCGTCGTACATCTGGCCGAACCGATTCAGGTGCTCAAATGCCCGTTTGCGGCGATGGCCAAACGCCAACTGGACCCGCCAGCCGGGCTTGAGATGATTGATTTCCTCCAGCCACTCATCCGGCTCCAGATTAGCCGCCGGAACCAAAAAACCATCGTCCCCGACCAGCCGGCCGCGCGGGACCTGCATCAGGCCGCGCGTTTCCGGGTAATTGGGTTTGGCGGCGAGGATACGGCCGGCCAGTCCGGGAATGTCGTCGTAATCGCTGCGCTGCTGGTAGGGGTTGTCGTCAATTTGGTTAAGCGGTACATAAATTCTCATGATCGTTTCTCCTCTGGTTGCGATGTTCGCGCGCGAACATCAGCGCATTGGCTGCACAAGTCGGGTTCGACCCAATAACAGCCGCCGGGGCAACCATAGTCATCGGTGCAGCCGCAGACGCGGCAGGTTGGTACATCGTCATCATAACAAGTACAGGTTGACCAGCCGTCGCCATATTCACCACCGCAGGTTTCGCAGGTGTAGGTACGGCCGTATTCATCATCGTCGTCAAATTCGTCGTAATCGTAGATGTGGTCGTAATCGTTCATCACATCGAGACATCTATCGCAAACACCCCGGTTCAACTCCTCGCCATACAGCGGATTCATGCAATGACTGCACACCGAGCCATCCTCATCCTCATCTATGGCGCTCAATATCAGCCCCAGCTCATCGGTCGAGGCGCTCACGTCGCCGATGGGGATGGCCACGCCGTTTTCGTAGAATTCGCGCCGGGCCGCTTCGTCGTTAGGGGTGTTGAACTTCTGGCACAGGGCCGCTAACAGGTCGGTCCGCTGCTGGTCGGTAAGTTTGGCCACGTCCAGAACGTAGACATAGGACGCGGGTCTGTCCGGTAGACCGGCCCGCGTCGGGACAATGGAGCGAATGGGCACGGTGTCCGTGCCCAACACCGCCAGCCAAAACTCCCGCCGCTCCGGATCGTGAATCGTTGCTGTTGTGGTCATTCTTTACCCCGCTCGTGGCCGGGCACAATGTCATGATCGCGCCGCCACTGGCGAAATTCAAAAAGTAATCCGCCCGCGTCCTGAAGCGACATACCTACCCCTTGCGAAAATTCGATTAAAAACGCATCACTAAGCGCCGCTTCGGCCGCTGCCAATAAATTTAGTGCCAGCGCTCGCGCATCTTCCACGCGCATCTGCACTACTTCACTGCCGACACTCACCTCGACGTATGGCAGCCGTGTATGGGCGCCATAACCAGATTCAACTGAGAGCACAGTACCTTCATTCAACAAACAACCTTCCTTGCTCCCCAAAATAAACTGAGTATCTGATAACGTGATAACGGCCGTTCTCCAACACCACCCGGCCCCTTTCGATTTCCTTGAAGGCCAGCACCGGCCGCCCGGCAGCTTCGGCCGCTTCCTTGAATTCTCTCAGCAGCCGGCTTACCTCCGCCTCCGATGGCGCTTTCGCGTAAATCGGCCGCGACAGCGTCAACAGGCCGCTGTACGCATTGCCGGCATAGGCCAGGCCCAGGCCGTCCAATTTGGCACGCCGGATTTCGCCGGCCGCGCCGTCGAGGAGCTGCTGAAGCTGTATTTGTCGGGCCGTTTCGTGGGCTGGTTTTTCTTCCATCGCATCACCGCCTTCTGTTTGTTGCTCCAAGTAACTTAGTTAGAGCAACAAACTATCAAAAAAATAAATCACCCAGCGCCTCAGCCACGTCCGCTTCATCAATCTCGACCACGGCCGGCGCGGCCGCAATCCCGCCCCGCATCGCCGTTACAACGGCCTGGGCCAGTGACAGGCCGCTTTCCTGCGCCCGTTCCAGGAAGGCGATCAGATCGTCATCCTCACCCGGATACAGGCGCAGGGAAGGTTTCATGCAGACAGGGCGAACGTCAAAGCGCGGCCGGGCCATCGTCTATTTCGCCTCGCTTCGACGCTGCGCCTGCATCAACCCCAACTTGTACAGCCCGCGCGCGATACTCATTACCGGCTGCTCCGGAACAACCGCCCGGCCGGCAAAATCCAACTGGCCGTTCAGAATCAACGCGCCACCGCCAACAACGACGATGGAGGCAAATCGCCGCCAGGCCCGGCCCCAGGTTCGTTCAATCGCCCCTGAAACCTCTCTGGCCCAAACAGGAACGGCCGTTTTAATATCCAGGCTGCCGGCGCGTAACTGGCCGTCCAACTCACCCAAACTATACAACCCGTCCCCGTTGACCAATTCTAACAGCCGCCGCGCCCCGGACGTGGACCCGGCCGTGAACCGGTTGACGGGCCGCGTGTCCTGGACTACCAAAAGTTCGACCGTGTTGAATCCCACGCTGACGATACCAATTTCTTTTTTGATGTGGGCCTTGCGTTCGGGGATAAAACGCCCGTCGCCATCGAGCAGATAATCGAACAACGCCCCGGCCGCCTGGCTCGTTACCCGCGCCTCGTCGACCACCAACCGGTACGGCTCGCCATCGGCCAGCCATTCATGCCCGCCCACCATCCAGCTCCGCACCGCTGCCACCGTCTGCCCGGCATCCTCACCGGTCAGCGGCTCTAACGGCATCCCTACCAGGAGTGTGACCGGTTCAAAGTTGGAGCCGCCCTGCTGGAGGTAACGGGTCAGTGCCCCGTAGAAGATGGCCAGCATTTCCGGGCTGCCGGTCAAGCGGTCATAATCCACGCTCTCGATAGGACGCCCAAAATCATGCGCCCCATCGCCCACGTAAAACGAATGCCCGCCCACCGCGATTTTCAGCGGCGGCTTGCGGCTGCGCATTCCGGCCAGCCGGCCGACGATACGGCCGTCGGCTATTGATACGTGAGATGGTAAATGGACCATCCCGGCCGGGCCGGCTAATTTGCAGGCCCCCATTCCTAAATCTACGCCGATAAACATTTCATTTACTCCTTTGGGGCGGGCGCGATGCCCGCCCCAGTTGACTGGTCTCTACTACATCCCGCTGGCCAAAACCAGAAGGGCAATACCGATAACGATAAGCACCGGCAGCAACCAGCGCCATCCGCCGCTATCCATCTCCACAGCCTCATCCGACTTGGTCAGATACGCTCGCTGCACCGCAACGTGTGTATATTGGTCACTCCCCATGTCCAACATACCGGCAGCAGTATCAGCGTCTCGAAACGATTTAAACTTACGTTCACGCATCGATTGGTATGTTGTTTCCCTTCGATGAAAGCCCTTTCTTACCACGCCATAATCATCATCAAAATCAACCATCCCCCACCCGCCGCTGCGCTTGTAATTCCTCTCATCTTTTTTACTCATGGTTACACTCCTTTGAGGCGGGCGATAGGCCCGCCTCGATTACCGCTTCCGTGGCAGCGTCCGGCTTGACGGCGGCTGCGGCGGCGGTTTGGCCGGTCCGACCGTGTACGGAACCTCTATCGCCTGATTCTGCCCAGGCGTCCGAACCTCGCCTGTCGGACGTCCGTTTCTGTCAATGATTGCGGCGGGTAGGTCGCGCTCGTCAATTCCCAATAATTTGTAAATCATCGTCCGCTCCCCAGAAGTGCGGCCTCGTCACCCGGACACCGTGGCGACACCCGCCGCCCATCCTGCCGGGCCGTCCAACAGGCCAGCAGAAATTCGGCGTCGTATTCTCCCGTGGCCGTGAAAACATTCAGCTGCTCCTGCTCAGGAATCACCGCGGGGGCGACCACGGCCGGAGCAGCCTGGCCATTGCCGGCCGGCGGCGCAGAGCGGGCGCTGGTTCCTGTGTCCGCAGCTGCGGCCGGCTGGGGGATTGCTGGCGGCTGGGGAACGGCCGTTGCGGGTGGGCTAACCAACGAATTGGTTAGCGGGGCAGCCGGTAGCGCAGTTGCGACCATCGGCAGTGCCGGAGGCTGCGCGCTGCGCATCTGCCGCAGCATTTCCGCGCCATCAAATGCCATCGGGGCCAATGCCAGGCTGATTACCAGCAGCACGGCCGTGACCAAAAACCAGAATAAGAGGGGGATTCTTTCGCGTTTACTGTTCATTTATTTCTCCTAAAAACTATCTGTTGTCCAATAAAAATTCCCACCCCCCTACTCCGAAAAGTTGCCCGATCATCGCCGTCGTACCACGAGACGACGACGGACGACGGCCATTTTTCGTGCCTATTCGGCCGCGGAGTAGGGGAGTGTTTGCATACCTAAAAAATCTTGCAGGCCCACCCGCGTCCAGATGTGGGCGCTGCCCTGCGCCGTCACGTAGCGGCGTCTTCTCATCTCGTCCAAAATCTGGCTGAATAACGTGCCGTTCCTGAGGCCGATCAGCGTATCCAGGCCGTCGCCAACGCTGCTTGTATCGCGCCGGAATCCGGCATCGCCGTTCATGATGTTGATTTCCAGCGCATCCAACTGCCGGCCGCTAAATTCGTAAATCAATTCACCCTGGACATTCCTCAATTGCTTTGGCTGCCGGTACAGGTTGAAGCCGTGCGCCCCGTTCCGGTCGTGCATCGTCGCAAATCGGTCATTGTTGGCCGCCGGCGCTGGGATGGTATCGGCCGGCAAGAGGAACTGATGCCGGTAGATAACTACCTCGCCGTCTTTGTCTCGAACGGTTGATGCGTTACGGTGAATCAGTTTCACCAGCCCGTAAGCCGCGCCGGCCAGAAACGCCAGGAGTACGGCAGCCATCAAATTCCAAAACCAGTACGCGCGGTTCGATTTATCAATGTCGCTCTGGGTCCGCATGAATACGGCCGTTGCCGTCGCGTCCGTTTCGAGTTTCATCCTCGTCCCCTGCGCCGCCAGCGCGATTTCTTCCTGGCTGGCCTGGTACGCCGCCGCCGTGGCCTGAGAAACGGCCGTTTCCTGCGTCTGCACCGCCGCCGTCGCCTGGGCACTCTGCGCGGTAGCCTGCACGGATACGGCCGTTTCCGTGATCCGCGCGTTCTGCGCAGCTACCAGCGCCTGACCTGTCGCCATGCCCGCCGCCGCAGTCGCCGCCACATCAGCCGCCGCCCGCGTGCCCGTGGCCTGGGCCGCAATTCCGGCGAATTCGGGGTCGGTGACAGGCTGGTACGGCGGGACGGTGCAGCCGGCTATGAGGAGCAGGGCGAGGGAAAGCAGGGCGAGTCGGTTCATGTTAGCGCGTCAGCTTTATGGCCACGGCCGTGCCGACGACAGTCAGCACAATCTCAATCCAGGCTACGCTGCTAGCCGCTCGGTGTAGATACCAGATTGCAAAGTCTGGTACGTCCGCAATGGGCAGTGCGCCGCTTTTGATGTCTCGCAAGATATTCAACATGATTAAACTCCTTGGAAACGGCCGTTGCCCTGGCTGACAACTGTTGCTACAATGCGGATACGGCCGTTTCCTGATATTGGTTACTGGTCTACTTGCCCGCTCTCCCCTAACTGAGGAGCGGGCATTTTTTTATCTGCTGTCACCAGCCATACTTCCATTCCCAACCTTCATCATTCCCCAATTCCCAAGCGTCCCATTCGATCAACCAATGAGGGTATGGATTGCTTCTCCCGCAATGCGCACCGGCTTTAAATCCTTCTTCGTAAGCTTTTTCCGCAAATCCGATTCGTTGCAGCCTTTCCTGTGCGCTCAATCCGTTGATAATGGGCTGCGAATAACCGGCAAATAGGCGTCTATGTAATTCGTGTTCTAACTCGATTGTCACTATCATTGCGTTACCTCAGCTCTTAATCGGACTCCATGTCCTCAACATCCGGCAGCAGCAGCCCCGGCGCCACATCCCCGGCGGTCACTGCCCACAACTCGCCAAAAACTGTCATTATGCGCTCCGAAACCCCTAACTCTTCCAGTGCCAGCGTCAAATTAATCCGGCTTCTGTACTGCGAGCGTTGGCCGGCCTCAATAAACTCAGAACGGCCGTCGTCATCCAATCGCAGCCAAATTCGGGCCAGATCGACCAGGCCGCCGCCCGGCCCATCGCCCCGCCGCCAACTGGCGCGGGCAATGCCGACCGGGTTCTTGCCTTTTTCGACCAGCGCCGGCCCTTCCAGCCTCACCCAGTAGGCCCAGGCCAATAATAATTCCGCCGAAGGCCGGCCGTCTTTGGGAGTTAAACGGCCGTTAAAACCCATCCAATCCAAAATAGAAAGAGAAAGAGAAGCAGCATCAACAGCAGCATTTTGCATGTTCTTGTTGTTGTTGTCTTTGCTGTAGTCTATGTTGTTGTCTTTGTTGTTGTCTTTGTTGTATCTAATGGCGCTTTCCGCCATTAGACTAATGGCGCTTTCCGCCATTGGACTAATGGCGCTTTCCGCCATTAGACTAATGGCGCTTTCCGCCATTGGACTAATGGCGCTTTCCGCCATTGGACTAATGGCGCTTTCCGCCATTGGACTAATGGCGCTTTCCGCCATTGGACTATTGCCGGTTTCCGGCATTGGCAATT